GCTCGATGAAGGGGCTACTATTTTGAAAGAAAGTCCTGCTGTATTTGTTGGCAATCCCGAATTTTAATTATTATAATATGATAATTCATTTTGATAAAACATCAATATGAATTGATTAGTTACCTGCCCGTCCATACCTTTACAAATGGGTGTTTTATATTCTTCGAATTGACATCGTTCTTGTATTCGTTAAAAGAATATCCCCAACGACTATATGACATTATCGAACCAAAAATAGATGGGAATTTATTTAGATTTGGAGATTCTTTATAAAATATAACACCAAATATTCGTTCCAGACAACATCTATCAGTTCGACATGTTACTGTTTGTAAAAGGTTGAAAATATTATATTTATTTTGTATGTGATTCAAAAATGCATGATTTATATAACATTGAACACCGAAACAACCTCGCCAGTTTCCGCTACTTGATAAAGAAATCGGTTTATCTCCATATTTACTCGAAATAGCTGGACGAATTAAATGAGTATTTTTTAAATTACGCGTCAATTGTAGAGTCCTTGTGACATTATCGTATTTTGGTTCGCCATCAAAATGCCATAGAGGCAATACATTCATTTTTATTCTGGAAAAGTTTACTCGTTTATGTATAAACACACTATCGTGTATTATAACAGCATTGTCAAAAAATTTATTTTTGTGAAAATAGTAGAATGGTAATAGTTCACCTCTACCTTTATACTCAGATTGGATATGTGTCACGTTTTTATATACATAATCCGCACTAATAAATTCTTTATTGCTATTATCATCAATAACAACAATTTTTATATTGTCTGAATAAAAATAATGAATACATTGAATACATGTATTCCAATATTGATTTGTTTCTTTATTGTTCACGTGTCTTGTTATAATAAACCCAAAACTCATAATATAGTATATTGTTATATATTGAATATACTATATTAATGCATATTGAACATAAATTATTTCGACTCGTAAAAAACTGCGATTTTGTCGATATTTATAATCGAACCTTTTTTGGGAATTCCGCTTCTATTTACAACGTATTGACTAAATAATTCTCTATCTAGTTGACTCGATGGAGTATGTTTATGAACACCTCGAGCAATCATTTTATATAACTTAAAATCGGGGTATCTCTCATCACCATTCGACTTGTAAAGTATATTCTGGCCCTTGTCATCCGTACACCATTCATTAATAAGATTAACAATTGGGCTTTTTTTCGCGAGTTCATCAACCTTATCTAAGTCTTCTACCAAATAATCAAAAATAGAACATCCTAACCGACATAAATCAAAACTAAAATTAGGATCAAGTCTAGGCTTTTCGTCTACAAAATAAGGTTCTGTGTTATATTGTGTTGCTGCATCAGAGCCAGGTTGAAAACTATCACTGCAAAAAATATGCTTGTCATATTTGTATATACTTCTACCAAAATCTATTATTTTCATGACTCGTCCAAAGGTAGGAACCTTGTAATATAATTTATTGAATTTATAATAAATATATTTCTTATCTGTCGTATTATACATCACATTATTCGTATGTAGATCGTTATGAGTGAACGAAAAACATTTTTGATATACAAGAAGGGTCATTACAATTTGCATAAATATAGACGCCCATTCATCTTCGACCAATGAATCGTCCATTATCAAATCGTCCAGCGTTCTCTCGCAATTCTCTATACATATAATATTTGTAGGAAATACATTAATGGTTGCCCCAATATCTATTTCTTCATCGCTTATCGTACTACAATCTTCCCAATCTTCGTCGTCTTTATCTTCGGGTGTTGCGCCACTAGCATGATTTATAGAGGTATTTGACGAAACAGACACATTCTCGTCATCAGTATGGGATGACCGGGATGAACACGATGATGTAGTTGAATACGTGTTCATTTTTTTGTTAGAAACATCTACATTAATATCCAATATGGGGTTAGGAATCAACTCGAGATCATCACTATTTAATTCGTTGAGATGGATTATATTTGATTCACTCGTCTCGAATAATTCATCATATAACGTTAAATCAACTGATTTAATAGACAACCTTGAACTATTACTAATGTTATGATCAATCTTAATGGGTGGAAGCTTCTCATTTACACTCATAATATCATTAAATAGAAAACTATAGTCTTCGACCTCAAATGTAACCCCTTTGTTCTTTATAAAATAATCTGCTTTGTATAAATATTCGATATCATCTGCAACATTCAACACAAAATTCTTTTTGTTCGCAAGAAATGATCCATAAAAATCTACTGCGTGGATAAACCCATGTTCGTGGATTAAATGACTCGATAAAAAAGAGAAAAACCCATCGATATACGCACAATTGTTAACATCTAACAATTTATTTGGAACATTTTTCACATTGTACTCCGTGTCATATGAAGGGAGGTTGTATAATTTATCTTCAATATCCGTATATTTACCTGTTAGATATTTAAATGGATCTAATAAAGGAGCAAATTTAAAAAACACATTCTTGTTTGTCTTGGTAGAAACCCCAGCAGTAGTCGTAGAGTTCAATTTACACTTATATAGATTCAAACTATCATCAACAGAACCTAGAATTCTATCAATATTGTATTTATGTTTCAAGTTAATTGAATTATAGTTTGATCCATTGAGAGAGAAAAACTTGTCAAATACCGGAGTATAGTTCTGGATGTCTACACAATCAACCCCATTTATTTTATGAAAATCTTGGAATAAATCACAATTATTCCGTTTTTCATAATCAGTAACAATCTTACAATGTTCCATTTAGCTTTTTACTATATAAATTATATTCATTTTTAACTTATTTAATTATGAAATACTAATAACAAAAAGTTTAGCATTATTCATACTATTACTAAATAAATTAGAGTTGTATAATTAATCGATACTATGCGTACCACAAAACACGGTTTAATATTTAAATATAGCAATGACATTGGAATTAAAAAAATTCGATATGAAATCAATTAGTTTTAAACCAAATGAATCAAAAGGACCCGTAGTTGTTTTGATTGGGCGACGTGATACGGGTAAGTCTTTTCTTGTTCGTGATCTACTTTATTATCATCAAGACATCCCTATTGGTGTTGTAATTGCAGGGACAGAAGAAGGCAATGGGTTTTACGGCAAACTTGTACCCAAACTGTTTATTCACAACGAGTACAATACTGCGATCATTGAGAATATATTAAAACGGCAAAAATCGGTTTTGAAACAAATCAAAAAAGAGATGGAGGTGTATAAGCGAAGTACGATTGATCCGCGAGCATTTGTAATATTGGATGATTGTTTGTATGACGGTTCTTGGGCAAAAGATAAGATGATGAAACTTCTTTTTATGAATGGTCGACATTGGAAAATCATGCTTATTATCACGATGCAATATCCATTGGGTATTCCTCCAACATTAAGGACAAATATAGATTATGTATTTATATTGAGAGAACCATATATCGCAAATCGTAGACGTATCTATGAAAATTATGCAGGTATGTTCCCTACATTTGAGTCCTTTTGTCAAGTTATGGATCAATGCACTGAAAATTTTGAATGTTTGGTCATTAATAATAATTCCAAATCAAATAAATTACACGAACAGGTATTTTGGTACAAGGCAGATTCTCATAATGATTTCAAACTAGGCAGTAAGGAATATTGGGATTTATCCAAAGATCTCAACTCAGATGAAGAGGATGATATGTATGATCCAAATAATACGAAAAAGAGGGGACAGGGTCCTAAAATCAACGTTAAAAAGACAACATGGTAAAATAACAACATGGTAAAATAACAACATGGTAAAATAACAACATGGTAAAATAACAACATGGTAAAATAACAACATGGTAAGAAATATTATAATCATAAAGTAATCATATTATACGTTATATGATATAAATAACGTATACTATTTTTTGACAATAATTAATTCATCAATTAATTCATGCATCTCATATTCCAACTATGCATTTTGTTGTACATTTCTCTCAAATGTTTGTTGTTTGAAAATGTAGATGGTTTGAATCCATCTGTTTCAAACCCACAC